CTCTGCGATGGGATTCCTATTAAAGGTTCGTGACCCTGATACAGTTGGAGCATTTCCTCTCCGTGGTGTTATTATGAATACTTGGGATATGAAACCTGCTGAGGTATTAAAGAACAAAGAACTATCTGAATTGGTTGCTGTATTAGGATTAGATATTAATAACCCAGATTCAGTGGACAATATGTCTTACAAATATATCGCAACATTAACTGATGCTGACCATGATGGTATCGGTCATATCAGTCCATTGCTGATTGCGTTCTTTTATAAATTTTGGCCTCGCCTGTTAACTGAACGAAGAGTTATGATTACAAGAACTCCGATTATGATTAGTTCAAAAGGTGATAAGATAGAATGGTTCTATACTTATGAAGAAGCAAGTTCATTTAAAAATAAAGAATCTGCTTATAAGCATAGATATATTAAAGGTCTAGGTTCATTAACAGAAGATGAATATAGTACCATTATTAATTGTCCTAAGTATGATGTAGTGACAGTTGATGATGCAAGTATTTTTCAAATGATGTTTGGTAAAGACTCTGCATTAAGAAAGGAGTATATGTTTGGATAATTTGTGTTTTGATTGTGGCTTGTGTTGTAGTGGACATTTATTTCCATTCGTAAAGGTATATTCTTCAGACAAACAAGAAGAAGATATTCAATTATACCCAGGTGGTTGCGAACATCATAAAGATATGAAATGTTCTATCTATGAAGATCGTCCATTTAAATGTAGAGAATATGAATGTGCAATGAAAACTTATTACGACGGCGGTAAGATTACAAAGGAACAAGCGTTAGGCGTTATTGAAGGTGTAAAGAATAAGACCATTAAAAAGGCACACTTTATATCAGGAAGAGTTATAAGAAGTATGGTAATTGATAACATTATTGATACAGTGAATATTACAGGAGATAAGAATGGTTGATTTAACAGTGTTCTCTGAAGAGATGAAAGGTACTGAATACCCAATCAGTAAAGTTGCTGCTAACGAATGGAAATCGTTCGCAATGTATACTGTTGAATCTCGTGCGATTCCAAATATGATTGATGGACTTAAACCTGTTCAAAGGTTTTACTTATATTCATCAATACTTAATAGTAAGAAAGATTTTAAAAAGGTATCTGCAGTGTCAGGTATTATATCAGATTATGGTTATAATCATGGTGAAGCATCTGCAGCAGGTGCAGGTCAATTAATGGCAGCAACATGGAATAACAACATTTGCTTAATTGAAGGTCGAGGTTCATTTGGTACTCGACTTGTTCAAGAAGCAGGTGCTCCTCGTTATGTCTATAGTCGACTATCCGATAACTTCAATAAGTATATGAAGGATTTGGATTTAAGTCCTGTTCACGAAGATCCTGAACATGAACCACCTCAATTCTATTTACCGATTATTCCAATGGTCCTTGTAAATGGAACGAAAGGTATCGCAACCGGATTTGCGACAAATATTCTACCGCACGATCCTCAAGATCTTGCTAAAGCTTGTCTTCAATATATTAAGAACAACGCAATACGAACTCCAATTCGTGTTAAGTTTCCTGATTACACAGGAGAGGTTGAGCAAAGTATTGAAGATCCTACCAAGTATGTTTCGTATGGTACTTTTACTCGCCGTGGCAAAACTGCGGTCTCCATCACAGAAGTACCATACGGCTTTGACCGAGAAGGTTATGTAAAGGTACTTGATAAGTTAGAAGAAGATGGAGATATTGTATCATATGAGGATCTTTGCGATAAGGAAGGATTTAGGTTTGAAGTTAAATTGAAATTAGCTTCTGCGAAATGGTCTGATTCCAAGATTATTACTAAATTCAAATTATCCAAGCCATACGCTCAAAACATCACAGTCATTGATTTTGATGGCAAACTTCGAGAATATGCGGATGCTAAACAGCTTGTAAAGGACTTTTGCGACTACCGCCTTGGGATACTACAGCAGAGAATTGACGCTCGTGTAGAGGAGTTCACAGAAGAGGTCAGATGGTTAAAATTGAAAATGGAGTTCATTACTGAGTTTCTTGCTGACCGTATTGTGTTTAAGAATAAGAAAAGAAATGAAGTCGCAATGCAAATCATGAAAGGCACAAGGGCTGATTCTACTTCTGATGTAAACAGATTGCTTGCATTAAGTATCTCAACATTAACAGAAGAGGAAATTGTAAAATTACAGAAACAGATTGATGAAACAAATAAGACTTTGGAATTTTGGAATACGACAACTCCAACCGAGCAATTCATCACTGACTTGGAAGGTATAAATAATTGAATAAGTTATGGACAATTTGGAAATACGCCTTAGGTGGATTTTCCGATGACAAAACAGAACCTTACGATAATTACGTTGCTTTGCTTCGAACTGTTATCGTAGGAGTTAACTTTTTAACTTGCTTTTTTATTATGGCAAATGTAATACATAATTGGTAAAATGGAAAATAAACATTTAAATTTGAATCTATTAACAGAAGGATTACCCTTAACTGATGTTCAAACCCTTTATCACGAATTCTTTTATAGAAAAGATTATCAATGGTGGCGTGATGTTCAGCCAGGTGATGTCGTTGTTGATATTGGCGCTTGTGTGGGGTTTTTTGTTTGTCACGCTCTTGACCGTAACGCTTCTCGTATCGTTGCTGTCGAGCCTTCGAGGCCTCACCTCAAAACACTCATAAGAAACATATCAGATTATTTTATTGACCACGGAAAGGTTCCTGTCTTACCTATTGAGGCTGGGATTGGTTCAACCGCGAATCACTTTGCGAATGTATATTCAGACCATAAAGATTATAAGAAAATGTCTTTCTTAGATTTGGTAATGGATTATAATATTCCAAAGATTGATTATTTAAAAATTGATTGTGAAGGTGGTGAATACGGTATCTTTACTGAAATGAACTTTCCTTACTTAAGAAACAATGTTGGACACATAGCGGTAGAGTTTCATATGAACGCATACTCAGGTTGTGTTAAACAATGGCAAAAATTTAGAGACGGTTTATTACAGCAGTTCGATACTGATAAAGTAAGATTCCTTGAACATGAAGATAGAGAAAAAGCTTACGACGATAAATTCTTAGCAAAAGGTGACTTTGATAAATGGAGTTCCTTTATGTTGTTTATTACCAATTCTTAACATATAGCATAAAGGTTGATGGCAGGTGATCCATAAAATCATCATACCAAATCTTTTCTGCTAATGATTGGTCTTTAAACAATAAACGAGGTTTCAGCGGAGTTAGTATTTCTTCTCTCCACTTACGGAAGATCTTTTCTGTATTATATCTTTTATCTAAATAAACTCTTATAGCAATAAATCTTGTTCGGTCCATACAGAAAGGAAGAATCTCTTTACATAAAATATTGAACTCTGAGCCCCAAGCATCTATCTTTAAATAATCAATAAATTCTAAATCATTCCAATAAGTAATTTCTGCAAGAGACATTAATCGACATTCCTCTTCTTCAATCATCGTATCTGATTTGTAAATACTTTGACGGTCAATGTCTTTTCCAATACATGCATTGATTGCTTTGAACTTTACTTGCTCAGGTGGAGTATCAAGCATGTGGTCAGAACAGTTTTTAATCGCGGCTTTAAGTAATCTTTTATTTGGTTCAATGATTAAGACTTTACTTGCTCCTGCATCTAAAGCTTTCTTTGAGAATAATCCAATACCTGCTCCGATGTCGACAACAGTACCGCCCGGTTGAATCTCTGTCCACCAATCGTAGTCTTTACCGAAATACATTTCGTTATATGCGAAAGCAATTTGTTGCATTGATAGGTCTGCTGTATCAAGACCTAAAGGTGAGTTGTTCTGTAGATTGTTTTCCATGATTTAGTCCAAATGAATAAATAGTAATAACCAATTAATAAAACTATTTATTAGGAAACACAATGGCTGAGATTATTAACAACTATCTTTCTCCTACAAATTTCACAATCAGTATTGAAAGATTACCTCATGTTGAATTCTTTACACAAAAGGCAAGCGTACCAAGTTTGTCTGCTACGGCAATTACAATGGGTGCACCTACAAATCCTTTTTACGAAGTTCAACAGCAAATGTCTTACGGTGATTTAGACTTGACTTTCATTGTTGATGAAAATATGAACAATTATCAAGAAGTCTTATTATGGATGGAAGGAATCTCTGGTGTTGAATCTACAAACCAAACAAAAAGTTTACTTGCTGGGAGTGGATTTAAATCCGATATTATTTTAACAATTACAAATTCCCACAAGAACCCTCACGTACAGTTTACATTTCAAGATTGTTTTCCAACATCATTAGGTGCAATATCTCTTGATGTGAATGTTACTGATGTTGCTTATGCAACTTGTAATGTGACAATGAGATACAATCTTTTTAAGATGGTTCAATTATAATCAGCTATTGACATCTTAACGGTTTTAGTTTATAATGGTACCGTTAATAAAAGTTTGAGATAGATTATGGACACAAATGATATAGCAGCCCTATGGGCACAAGACTCTCCAATTGATGAGACAAACCTTGTCGGCGAGAGTAAAAGAATTCCACAATTACACAGCAAATATTATAATCTTTATTATAAGGAAGTCTTGCGTGTAAAGAAACTTAAAGCCGAATATAAAGAACTTGAAATGGAGAAACGTAATTATTACGATGGCTCTATGGATGAATTAACTTTAAGAGAAAAAGGTTGGAAGCCGTTTCAGCTAAAAGTATTAAGAAACGATTTAGACAAATACATTCAAGCTGATAAAGATATTATTCAAGCAAGCTTACGAATTGATTTCCATACCGCGAATGCAAACTATCTCGAAGATATAATTAAAACAATACATAGTAGAAACTTCGTAATAAAGAATATGATTGACATACTGAAGTTTCAGTCTGGAGATTATTGATGTATAAGAAAATGATGGATTGGTGGTACGGGGAACCAAAACCTGAACCTAAAGTAATTGATATGATGGCAGATGATGTTGACCCAAACGAGGTCACCATTGAAAACGCTTATAAGACAAGATGGATTTGGTATCATACGATTTTAGCAATCGGTATCTTTTTCACCAATATATTATTAACAGCAATCTTAGTGATCTTGGCAATTAAATTATGAAAATGGTAAAACTCTCGGATGGCCGAAAGGTTTCTGAATATGAAGCAAAGCTTACTATCTTTAATGCATATATGAAAATGCATGAGATGTTAGGTGTTCCTGTCAAACAAAAAGCAATGGCTTTTCGTGGAATTGTAGATATGGTTCCTGGTTGGAAAGTTGTTGGTATTACTGCGGCTGCTTTAGAAATATTTAAAAAATTAGATTATAAGAGACCTCCTGGTCGTGGACCTGACGGTGTTAATCGAGCCCATAAATATAGTCGACTACATGTAGGTATTAAAATCTTTGAAGAACCTATTACAAACTTTGAAGAGTTTTGGGAATATTGGGAAGAACACGACCAAACAGTATTAGCAACAGTCAATGAAAATTATTCAAAGGGACAAGAAGTAAGTGCACACGATGTTCCTGATGGTTTATTTGCTCCGTATGGATTTGCATATAAAGTTGAAGAAGCTGAGGTTGAATTCCTTAAAAGTTTATGAGTGAACGAATAGAAATAGAATATATTAATTCAGTGTATATGCGTATCAAAGCTGATGCGGGTATGAAATCTGAATTGTCTGAATTCTTTGCCTTCAAGCCTGAAGGTTATCAATTCAGTCCAAAGTATAAAGCAAGAGTATGGGATGGAACAATTCGTTTATTTCAACCTATGCGTCCTGTTCTATACGTTGGTCTATTTCAACACTTGAAAAAATTCTGTGAAGATCGCGATTATATTTTAGAAGCACCTCCTGAGATTGGTGAAACAGAAATTATAGAAAAAGGTTATGTCGAAGAACTTGCTGAATCTATTAACTGTAAATATAAGCCACGAGACTATCAAGTAGAATATATTGAAAACGCTTTAAAGAATCGTAGGTCTTTATCATTGTCTCCGACTTCATCAGGTAAGTCGTTAATCATTTATTTAATTCAGCAGCATTATTATCAAACGTTTGGTTTAAGAACATTGATTATTGTTCCGACCATTTCTTTAGTACATCAAATGTCAGGTGACTTTGTAGATTATGGTTGTGAAGATGACATATATACAATTCAAGGTGGAGTTGATAAAAATACGAAAGCACCTATTGTGATTTCTACATGGCAGTCATTAATTAAACAACCTAAGGATTGGTTCCGTCAATTTGGAGTTGTGATGGGAGATGAAGCTCATACATTCCAAGCAAAGTCATTAACAAAAATTATGCATAACCTTGAGGACTGTCGTTATCGTCATGGATTTACAGGTACACTCAAATCTTCAGAAAGTAAAACTCATCGTCTTGTATTAGAAGGTTGCTTTGGCGATGTTAAGAAAGTTGTATCCACAAAGAAACTAATGGACGAAGGTACCGTTTCTAATTTTGAAGTTAAAGCTATTGTTCTAAATCATAGTAACGAAGCAAAACAAAACTTCAAGAAAGCAATGGCGACCGTAAAGGAATCGGTTCGTAAGTGGCCTGCCGAAAGGGAATATATTGTAAATCACGAAAAGAGAAACAATTTTATTCGTAATCTTGTATGGTCTCTTGAAGGTCAGAACAATTTAATATTATTTGATTTAGTGGAAAAACATGGAAAGGTTCTTGCTCCTTTATTAGAAAAGGAAGGACGTGAGTTGCATTTTATATACGGAAACACAAAAGGAGAAGAACGTGAAAGAATTCGACACTTGGTTGAGAATGACCCTGATAAGAAACATAACATTCTTGCCAGTTATGGAGTATTCAGTACCGGTGTTAATATTCGTAGGCTCGACAACGTAATCTTTGCTTCGTCTTCGAAGTCTGAGATAAAAGTATTACAATCAATTGGTCGAAGTTTGCGTAAAGCGGAGGACTCGCAGAATGCGGTCCTCTATGATATCGCTGATGATTTGTCGGTGGGATCGTATGAGAATTATACTTTAAAACATTTTAAACAGAGAATTGAAATTTACTCCGCTGAGGAGTTTCCATTTAAAATCTTTACTGTTGACATCTAACTTAAGATATACCTTTAAGCCTGATAAGTCTATTATACAAGGATTTTCCGGAATGTCAATAGTTTTTTTCACAAAATATGAAAAAAGTTTAAGAATTAACATATTTGTTAACTTTCTATTGACAAAAGTACTATTTTAGAGTATAATAACAATAATTTTAAACAAGGAGACTAGCTTGAAATGGCTAAGAAAAGAAACTACGTAAACAACAAAGATCTCCTTGCCGCATTAATAGATTATAGAGAAAAGTGCAGTGAGGCAGATGAATGTGGAGATCCTACTCCGCAAGTACCTGAGTATATAGGTAAATGTATTATGATGATTGCTCAAAGGTTGGCGACAAGACCTAACTTTAGTGGTTATATGTATAAGGAAGAAATGATTTCAGACGGAATTGAAAACTGCCTACAATATATACATAACTTCAACCCAGACAAATCTCAAAACCCATTCGCTTACTTTACTCAAATTATTTGGTATGCATTCCTTCGAAGAATTTCTAAAGAGAAGAAGCAGATGTATATTAAATTTAAAGCCTCCCAAAGACAAATGGCAGAGAATGAAGTATTTGATTCCGCGGGAGAACAGGTGACTGGCAATCAGCTACCTGATTACATCAATGAATTTATTGATGACTTCGAAAATAAACTAAAGAAAAAATAAGGACGTAATGAAAGTATTAGTATTTGGATTACCAGGTAGTGGTAAGAGTACGTTATCAGAACCGCTCGCAGAGCAGGTTGAAGGCGTTTGGATTAATGCCGACGCAGTTAGAGAAAAATATAATGATTGGGATTTCAGCACTGAAGGTCGAATGAGACAAGCAGCTCGTATGAGACATCTCGCAGACGGAGTTTCAATGGCAGGTAAAATTGCTATTACAGATTTCGTTTGTCCGTTTCAAAAAGCACGAGATGAGTTTGAACCTGACTATGTGGTTTGGATGGATACAATTAAGGAAGGTAGATTTGAAGATACAAATAAAGTATTTGAGAGACCTGACAGCCTTGATGTAAATTATATTGTAGATTCTTTTCGACCTCAAGAAGAATTGAAACTTGCACCAATCTTAGAAAAGGCATTCAGTCAATGGCAGAAGTAAGCGCAAAGAGGCACCTCGCAAAGGCAGTAACTTGGAGGATAATTGCTAGTATTACGACTGCACTAATTGCTTTATATTTCGGATTACCTCAAAAGGCAGTAGGTGCTGTCTTCTTGGCCGATTTAATTATAAAGTTTGTTTTATATTATGGTCATGAAAGATTGTGGTATAAGTATATAAAATTTGGAGTTAAGTAAAATGTTTGATATGGAGAACGCATTCGATTTTAAGAAACCAACAGTTCAAATGTTGGGAAGATGGCAACCTTGGCATGAAGGTCATACAAAATTATTTGAAAAGGCCTTGACATTGACGGGACAAGTTGTTATAATGGTACGTGAAGTATATGGATTTGAAGGTGATGCTGGTGCAGGACGCACTGTTGCTCAAACCGATAATCCTTTTGGAGAGATTGCTGTCATTGACGGTATTAAGAAAGGTCTTGGTGACGCGGGCTATGAAGAAGGTCGCGAATATATGATTATGGCCGTTCCTAATATTGTTGATA